GCTAGAGAATTTGGCCACCCTAGTAGAAAAACTAGAGACGAAAGACGCAGAGAAGGAGAGGCAGAAAAGCTAAAAACACTTCAGTTCTTAAAAGATTCAGGACAATTACAAACTGCCCCTAATGGCACTCAATATATACCTTTTGGATAAAAAATGGACATTTTAGATATCTTTAGACAAGTAATTAAGGGCGGCGGCGACCGCTTGGCCAACCAGTTTTCTCCTGTTACAGAGCAAGAGCGTATGGCTAACATGCAGCAGAGGCCTAATATGCCAGGGTATCAAACCCCCGCCGGTGCAGATAGCATCGCTGGTCGCTTTGCTGGCCAGTTCCCAACCCAAGATGATATGCAGCGCCATCGCGGCTCGGCGTATACTGTTCCTGACCCAACCCGACAGATGATTATGCAAGATCACGACCGAGGAGTAGATTTTGGTTACGAAGGCGGCGGGCAAATGCCGGCCGACGTAGTAGATAAAGTCTTAATTGAAGAGCACATGAGGCGCCGCAACAGAGCGATGCCAGGATCACCGGTGAATTACTGATGGCATGGCAAAAAGGAACAAGCGGAAACCCTAACGGTCGGCCGCGAAAATCTCAAAAAACAATGGCCCAACTAAGAAGCCAGATATCTGAGCATTTACCTGACGTTATTGAGGTTTTGGCTGACGCCGCTAAGGAAGGTGACGTTCAGGCTGCTAGAATACTTGTAGAAAGGTGTGTACCGTCTATGAGAGCTATCGACCAGAATGTTAATATCAACGACTCTATGAGAGAGCTGACGGATAACGAACTTGTAGAGCTCATTAAAGAATTTGAGGATAGCATGGAACCTACCTCAGAAACAAAACATTAGGAGGCATCATGCCAACAGTAACGTTCCCATACGATGATTCAGGTAGAAAAGCTGCGCAACAGGCTGTAGGTCTTCATCCCGCGGCAAAATTAATGGCTGACAAAGGTTACAACAAGCCAAAAGAAAAAACTCCTGGTAGAGTTAGACCCAAGCGCTCAGACGATGTTCCTAGCGGTAATAGATACGCCTAATTATGGCATCTTTAACTCTTCTTGCTGTAGATACAATTTATTTAACTTATGATACGTATACTACTGCAGATGCACTTGATTACGCTGAAGCTCCTAGCACGCTTGCTGAAAAAATAGCTGATTCATCCACTTACTTAACAAAGGTTAGATCTTTGACAGTAGGAGATGATTACAGCTATACCGTAAATGTGAATACTATAGCACGTACTACTGGAACTTTAGCGGCATCAGCAACAACGAGTATTGGGTTAACCATGATTGCTGGCGATAATTTTCCAGCTTCAGGAAAAGCTTTAATAGGGGCTGAGGTAATATCTTACGCAACAACTACAGAAGTTGGTAGCTCTACTACGGCTCTAAACACGCTTGTGCGCGGGCTTTCCAGTACTGTTGACGTATCTCACAGCACCTCTTCTGGGATTTTTCCAATAGAGGCTGGTATAGTAACTAGCATAGATCATAACAAAGATGATGATGTTTTTAATATAAATACATCGTGCACTATACCGTCGGCCCAGTATGCTGCAATAGTTGAAACCAATTTATTTACTATACCGGCGTCTGAAGTTGCCATGGTAAAATATGTGGCATGAGTTTAGCATACACTCTTGTACATAGTTATCCCAGGGAAGAGATACGTGCTATCCTTGCTACAGAGCTTGAAAGGAGAGTAGAGTATGGGAAAGACAAATGGATTGCTCTTGAGGGACCGCAACGAGAGTTCGTGTATAGTGAGCATCCTCACATTCTCTTCGGAGGTGCCCGAGGAGGATCGAAATCTGTTGGAATGTTGCTGGCTTTCAGGAGACATGCAGAGCTCTACGGGTCAGATGCTCACGGGCTATTATTCCGTAGAACTTACCCGGAAACAGGGGAACTGGTTAAGTTAGGACAAAGCGTTTTTGTCAAAGAAGGTTGGGAGTGGAAAGTAGGGGAAAGAAAGTGGGTAAGCCCTAAAGGGTCGACCCTGCAGTTAAAGCATCTGGATGAAGATAACGATGCCATGAAGCTGCAAGGCTTTTCTGTGACGTTTCTTGGTTTTGACGAGCTTGGAAACTGGCCTTCTCCAGAGCCTATAGATTTGCTGCAGGCTACAATGAGATCTGCGGCTGGTGTGCCCACGCTGTTTCGGGCTAGCGCAAACCCGGGTGGCCCAGGTCACGGTTGGGTAAAAGAGAGGTACATAGATAAGCAGGAAAAAGGAAAGCTTTTTATACCGTCAAAGATAACAGACAACAAACCTTTGATGGACAATGACCCTGGATACATAGACAGGATCAAAGCTTCCGGGCCAGAATGGTTGGTAAAGGCCTGGCTTGATGGCGACTGGAATATAGCTCCTGGAGCATTTTTTGAATCAATATGGAATCCTGTAGATCATGTGGTAGCGCCATTTGATATACCATTAGAGTGGCGCAGATGGAAAGCTTATGATCACGGGTATAAATCCCCTGCGGGGTGTGTATGGTTTGCTCAGGATTACGATGGGTGTGTGTATCTATACAGAGAAAGATATTGGGCTGATAGACCTAACGTAGGCTCTGAAAGCCCTATAGAGCACATAGCAGAAGATATATTAGAGGCAGAAGAAAAAGAGAAAAAAGTAGGTGTAAAATTTAGAAGTAACATAGCAGATTCAGCTATATTTATGAGAGACGGCAGGCACAAGTCTGTTGCGGATGTGTTTAATGACTACGGTGTTTTCTGGGAACCAAGCGCTAAAGGTCCAGGATCTAGAGTCCAGGGCCTTAATGAGTTTATTGACAGACTAAACACGGGCTCTTTCAAGGTTTTTGCAAATTGTAAGCACTGGTTAAGAACAGTGCCATCGCTCCCTGCAGATCCAAAAAAGATAGAAGACATAGACACTAAAGCAGAAGATCATTTGTTTGACGCTACAAGGTATGGCTTAATGCAGAAACGAGCGAAATCTCAAAAACCTAAACCAAAGAAAACTGACCCTAATCCATTTACTCTAGAGTGGTTAGATAGGTTAGACGAACTTTACGAGGATTACGAAAATGGCTGACCTGGAAATTTCTGCCGCAAGCTCTACCATAGCCCCCGAGCTTTCTACAAGCTCGAAAGGTTTAATTAGAGAATTCCAGAATAACATAGCGCTTTCTTATAGAAAATGGAAAAGACGTTATAGGGAGATTGAGCATAGCAGGAGATATGCTTTAGGCAAAACCACCTGGAGGTCTCAAACAGTAACGGCCGGCCAGGCTGATCAGGAAGCCGGCAGGATTGTAAAGGGTAATATTATCCATGCAACTCTTCAAAATATACTTCCTCTAGTATATGCAAAAAACCCTGAAATACAGGTAAAACCAAACGAACACGTTGATCCTTCAGGTTACGAATACAGGACAGCAGACTTATTTGCTAATACTCTACAGATAGTATTGAATGCTTGTCTTCAAAAAGCTGAATTAAAAAAGGTGTCTAAGCAGGTTCTAAGATCTTGCATGGTTAGTAAGATAGGAATTGTCAAGGTTACTTACCAGAGGGATTACATACAAGATCCTCTAGTTAGTAGACAGTTAGATGATGCTCAAGATACTTTAGCATCTCTTATCGATACCATAAGAAAAGAAGACACCGTTGACGAGCAAGATAAAGACTCTCTGGTTCAAGAACAGAACATGATTGTAGAGAGCTTGCAGCAGAATGTTAACGTAATGCGTCGCGAGGGTTTAAACCTAGGCTATGTTCGTCCAGAAGATTTTAGGATGGACACGTCTTTAGACTGCATTTCTGATTATAAGCAGGCAAGGTGGATGGCCAACAGGACTTGGATGACTCCTAAAGAAGTTATGGCTAGGTTCCAGCTATCTAAAGATGATATCGAAAAGTTTACTACTTATCGAAGAAACCAAAATGGTATTCCTCAGCGTTTAACAAAAGATACAAATGTTGGTGAAGGAGAAGATGTTTCGGTTGCTATAGCAATTTGGGAATACTGGGACAAGATAACTCAGACAGTATACACCTGGGCAGAGGGTGGCGACTCCTATGTTAAGACGCCATTCCATCCCTCTAAAATGGGCGATTGCTGGTTCCCATTCTTTATCCTTGGCCTTAACTGGGTTGACGGCGAGGAGTGGCCTATATCAGATGTAGATCTTCTTGAAAACCTTCAAGATGAGTATATGACTGTACGCACCCAGGCAGCTAAGCACAGAGACTTATCTGCTCCATTTTATGTGGCTGATTCTAGTAGAATTAACTACGAGGATATTGAAACATTCTCTAATTCGACTATAGGTGATATCGCTCTTATCAACGCCTCTGGAGCAGGTGTTAATACAGTGTTTCAGCCAGCTACTGTTCCAACCTTTAACCCGATGATATATGATACGTCTTCTATACGGTCAGACATTGAGTGGATCAGCGGGCTGGGTGACGCGGCTAGAGGATCCGTATCTAGGTCTAAGACAGCGACAGAAGCTAATATACTTCAAGAAGGTTTATCTACCAGGGTCGGCGAAAAAGTAGATCTTTTAGAAGAGTGGTTAAAAGATGTTGCAACGTTTTCTGCTGAAATATTGCTTCAAGAAATGTCTCCAGAAATGGTTATTCAAGAAGCTGGGCAAAACGCTTTCTGGCCACAACTCGATAAACAGACTCTATACGATAGAACCTTTATCGAAATAAAAGCTGGAAGTACCGGATTGCCAGATAAAAACACTGAGCAAATGCGCTGGATAGAGTTAATGCCTATAATCATGCAGAACATTGACGCTATACAATCTATGCGCATGTCAGGAATTCCTGATGAATTCAATCCGTTTATAAATCTTGTAAAAGAGACTTTTAAGCGGTTCGACGAGAGAATAGACGTGGCTAAGTTTATTCCTCCAATACCTCAGGATATAATGCAGTATGCTCAAGAAAACCAGCAGATGCAGGAATCTATGGGAACTGGTCAAAATATGTATGGTGGTCAACCGGCTCAAAGGCCGGGAGGTAGAGCTAATCCTGAGTTTGTTAGACAGGAGAACGCTCCGGCAAACAGGGTTAACCAAAGATCAAGGAATCAGTATCGTAACCCAGAAGACATAAACAGTTAAGGGAGAAATCATGGCAGAGCCAGAGTTAAGCAACGAGCAACTATTTGAATCTACAAAAGATGTTCTATCCGAAGCTTTTGATCAAATGCAGAAAGAAGGTGATGGAGTAGAAGAAGACGAATTAGATTTAAATACACCTACTTTTGACGAGGCTCAAGACGAGCAAAAAGCTGAAGAAGAGCCTAAAGCTGAAGTAAAAGACGAGCCAGATGAAAAAAGCCCCGAAGAGCCTGAGGCTGAGGTTAAGGCGGAGGAAAAGCAGGAAGAAACTGCAGAGGTAGAATTAAGTGACGAAGAAATACTTAATAACCTAAAGCCAAAAGCTCAAGAAAGGTTTAAAGATTTAGTTTCTAGATCTAAAGAACTGGAAGATAGAATATCACAGCTCGAGCCCTCAGAAGCTGTTGCATCTCACGTCTTAAGCTCTGGAACACAGCCAGATCAATTAAATTTTGCCCTTGATGTATTTAAAAGTCTAAACTCCGGGGATTGGGACCAGGCTAGATCAGCTCTAAGCAAGATTGACGAATTTTCAAACATTATAGCAGAAAGACTGGGTGTATCAGACAAAGGCAATAATGAAAAATCTTCTTACAACGACTTTGAGGATTTATCTGGAGCTGTAGAAAATCTTGAAATGTCAGAAGAGTGGGCTAATAAGCTAGCTCATCAGCGCGTTAGTGATAACTCGATAAACCAGTCAAAGCAAGAGTTCAGTAGACAAACTGAGGAAAACTATCAGCAGCAGCAAGCTTTTTCCCAGGAGCAAGAAAAGGCTTACAACGACATAAAAGCTTGGGAAGAGTCTGTAAAAACATCAGATGCTGACTTTGACTCAAAACGTGATATAATGTTGGACATCGGCGAAAAGATAGCTAACTCTGGTGTAAACCCGAATAATTGGCTACCTCTTCTTAAAAACGAATATGAAGTTCTTTCTAGAGGAATGTCGCTTGCCTCAAAAAGAACTAACGCTAGTAAAAGTTCTGGGCCCCTAGCTCCCAGCAGCTCAAGTAGTGGCAACGTTGATAGTGCTGATTTGAAGCAGGCTGAAATAACGCCAGAATTCTTACAGTACCATCTTGATCAATTACATAACAGGTAAAAGGGCGTAATTGCTGAGCCACGCTCACTCAGTAGCACAAGACAATGCATTCGTGCGGCAACCCTGTTTCGGTACTACCTAACAACCTTTTGAGGAATATCAATAATGGCTACGAATACAGCCCTAAACAGTAATGATATTACCCAGCTGGGTTATGTAGCTCTTCAGAATTATCTGAAAAACAAACCTATCGATCAGGTAGCTCAGGAACGTCCTTTGCTCAAAGCCTTGACTTCTAAAAAGAAGCCTTGGGGCGGCGGTAAAGAGAACATTGTTGAGCAGATCCGCACGGGTTACGACAGTAACTTCCAGTGGTTTGGTGAACATGCAACCACCAAAAATACCACTGATACTGTCACGTATAACACTCGCGACACGGTGCGTCAAGCGTACTGGCCGTGGTGTTCTGCCCACGATGGTTTCTATTTCACTGAAGACTTCTTACTCGGTAACGGTATCATCGTTACGGATTCTGCACCGCGGAATTCTTCTGCAACTGGACTTGTCCAGCTCACCAATATCTTCAACGAGGGCATGGAAACTCTACGCCTTGGTTTTGAAGAAATTCTCGATCTTTCACTTCACCTGGATGGAACAATTGATCCGGGCGGTTCTGGTTCGAGCTCAAGTGGTCGTATTATCAACGGTCTTGACTTCATTGTCGATATCAAAGATACCTCGAGCACTGTTGGCGGTATTGCAAAAACCGCTCACACGGGTTCTAACTACTGGAACAACCAGTGGAATGATGGTTCTGGCTTGAATGATACCGGCGCAGCAGGCACCGGTGTTACGAATGCCAATCTTATCGATGAAATGACTAAAATGTGGCGTGAATGTCAGAAAAATGGCGGAAGCCCTGATCTGATCATTGCCGGTTCTACGTTCATTGATAACTTCAGAGCCGCATCAGACGCTGCCGTGTCTCGCTATGCTGTACAGCCGACCCAGCAGGCTCAGATGCCTTGGAACTTGGATCCCTCGGTTGAGGTCAAGAACAGTGGCACGTTCACTGGACTTTACTTCCAGGGTATTCCAATTCTTTGGGATCCGTCGTTTGATGGTGGTTGCACAACCAAAGACAGCTCGGCTACTTACGCTTGGAAACGCCGCTGCTACTTCCTTAACACCAATCACATGGCCCTCCGTCCGATCGAAGGCAATGATATGGTTGCGAGAAAGCCGCCGCGTCAGTACAACAAGTATGAGTACTACTGGGGCATGACATGGCGCGGTGCCTTAACGGCCAACCGTTTGAACTGCCATGGCGTGATCTGGGGTCAGGCTTAATCTTGACGGGAAAGGGGGAGCCTGGTCGCTCCCCCCGACCCTTTTTTCTATAGGGAGAAAACATGTACCAAGTTCCTAGAGTTTTAATCGAAATTGATGGCGATCAGTTTACTAAGCCAACCAAAAAGATACCAGCTCATGAGCTTCCTTATTACCTTGAAAGGTATGGCGGCACCGTAAACATAAAAGAAAAACTTTCAGATGTTTTTGAGGTAGAAAGTTTAGAGCAAGAGTGGACAAGACTTTGCACCCAGTGGGGAGAAGGTCAAACTGTTGCCGTGTTTGGAAGGCCACCAGAAGGATTAACAAAGGCGCTTGAAGAAATATCGGTAAAAGAAAAGAATGTCAAGAACACTTCTAAGTCTTCGGACAGAGCTAGCTCAGAGACTGGGGTTTAGTGCCTCTGGGTCTGCCGCTATAGCGCAGGTAGACATATTAAACTCTGCGCTAAGAAGCGCTCAAGATCAGTTATTTTACGAGTTTGGTGATTTACTTACCAAAAAAATAAATGATACGACTCCTGGCACTACAACTGCTGGGACGTCGTATTATTCTTTTCCTGCAGATTGCGACCCTTATAAACCCCTAACTGTATCTATACAGAGGCAGGGGGCAGGAAGATTCTATGAACTACAAATCGGCATTGGAGTACATAGGCATAATGATCTTCCCGTTCTTAATCAAATGGATCCCGTTAGATGGGATGTTGTTGACGATGCTGGAACTGCTAAGATAGAAGTTTGGCCTGTACCAAACGATAGCACGTCTAAATTCCGTTTAGAATATAACGCAGGGATGAGCGCGTTTTCCGCTGACTCAGATACTTCTACAGTAAATCCTCAGCTTATATTGTTGCATGGTATAGCAACAATGAAAGCTCATTATAGACAACCAGATTTTGAGATATACGCTAATCAGCTATCTCAACTTCTAGGCAGAATAAAAACTATCGGACTAGTTGGTGGAGGATCATACAGGAGATACACTAAAAGAACAGCTAACTTCTTTCTTGATCCTGGCAATGATCTTCATATATCCACGCAGTCTCAGTACGAGATAGCATCAATCATCGCTAAAACCTACGTCTCTACAGTAGATGCTGGTTCTGGCTCAGACTATATAGTGACGAGTTAATATGGCTACTATTACAGTCCCAACTATGACCCCAAGGAGTGGTACTACTGGGGGTTTAGATGACGTAAATGATTTCCTTCACGTTGCTAACTCTTCTTCAGATAATAGACTAACTCCTGGTCAGGCTAAAAACTATTACATAAGCGGAGTATTAGGAGGTTCTAATATAACCGCCGTACCTGATACGTCTGCTTATACTACTACTCTAAATCTAGATACAACCATAACTGGGTTGTCATCAGTAACATCAACGTCTTTTGTAGGCGCTCTGACAGGAAACGCTGATACAGCGACAGCGCTGCAAACCGCTAGAAACATTGCTGGCCAAAGCTTTGATGGAACCGCTGCTATAGATATAGCTGTAGGTGATCTCTCAAACGTTTCCTCTACAGCCCCGAGCTCAGGAGAAGTTCTAGGATGGTCAGGAAGTGAGTGGGCACCTACGACGGGTGGAGCAGGTAGCGTAACAAGCGTTGCAATCACAGGCACTGACGGGATAGATGTAGATAGCGGATCTCCTGTAACAAGTTCTGGAACTATCACTCTAGGTTTGTCTAGTATTCCAAATAGCTCACTAGCAAATAGTTCAGTTACATTCGCTGGCCAGACGGCCGCTCTAGGAGCTTCTGCTACCGTATCGATTAAAAACCTTTCTGACGTTTACTCTACCATGAGCCCGACAGACGGTCAAGCTTTGGTCTATGACACAACCAACGGTTGGCAAGCAGAAACCCTGTCTGGAGACATTGCTGGAGTAACTGCAGGCACTAACTTAAACGGTGGTGGAACAAGCGGTACAGTTACCATAAACCTAGACACCACGATAACAGGATTAACCTCTGTAACTTCATCTAGCTTTGTAGGAGCTTTGACAGGTAACGCGTCAACAGCAACAGCTTTACAAACAGCGAGAAATATAGCTGGGTCAAGCTTCGATGGTACTGGCGATATAACCATACCGATTACCCAGCTTTCTGACGTTTATGCATCTATGTCTCCTTCAGATGGCGAGGTTTTAACGTACGATACTACAAACGGCTGGCAGTCTGAGGCTATCCCATCTGGGGGTACTGTCACTAGCGTGGCTTTGTCAGGTACAGATGGTATAGATGTTGACTCAGGGTCACCTATAACATCCTCTGGGACAATCCAACTTGGATTAAGCAGTGTACCCAACTCTTCACTTGCTAACTCATCTGTGGACTTTGGTGGAGTTACAGTAAGTCTTGGAGCTGCAGACGCTACACCAGCTTTTGACTTAACAGACGCAACAGGATTGCCTTTAACGACTGGCGTAACTGGTGACCTGCCAGTAACTAATTTAAATAGCGGAACAAGCGCTTCTTCTTCGACGTTTTGGAGGGGAGACGGCACTTGGGCAGCTGTTCCATCAGCAGGCGATCCAGCTGGAACCGCCGTAGCAATGGCCATAGCACTAGGAGGCTAACATGGCAAACACCTTTAAAAACCAGGGTGCGGCGTTAACTGCTTCAGGCGGTATTGTTTACACCGCCCCAGCTGCAACTCAATCCGTTATTCATTCGTGTTACATAAGTAACATAGACGGGGTTAACTCTGCTGATGTTACCATCAAAGCTAGAGCAACCTCTGGTGATACTTATTATCACGTGGCTAAGACGGTTCCAGTACCTGCCGACTCTACTCTAGTTCTAGACAAACCTATTGATCTAGAAGCAACTGGGGATATTCACATGACGGCTAGCGTCGATAGCGACCTAGAGGCAGTATTGGGGATTCTGGAGATTACCTAATGTCATATATTGGTGCCAAGGAACTAAAAGCTTCTGACATCCGTAGGTTTGATGTTACAGGATCTACTAGTGCTACTCACACCCTTACCTGGACGGCTCCTACAGAGCAGAGTCTAATAGTAACCATCAATGGTGTCAAGCAGCAGGAAGATGCCTACAGCGTTTCAGGCACAACCCTTACGCTGACATCAGCTCTGGTTTCAACAGACAAACTTGAAGTCATCGGCATTAACGACATCGGTACTACGATCACTCCCGCGCAGAACTCTGTCACGGCAGACACCATCGCAGACGATGCAGTTACAGTAGATAAGTTAAATTTAATATCTACAGGTAGTGTGCCTTCATTAGAGGCAAAAGGAACATCTGGAGTTACAGATGGTTACATACAATTAAACTGCGCGGAAAACTCACACGGAATTAAACTTAAATCTCCACCCCATTCGGCAGGAGCTTCTTATACATTAACATTCCCCAATGATGATGGCGATGATGGTCAAAAATTAACTACAAATGGTTCAGGTGTATTAACTTGGGAGGCGACTGCGAGCACTGGGCTTTCCTCAGTACAAACCTTTACCTCAAGTGGAACGTGGACACGCCCTACCGGAATAACAAAAGTCATCATGGAAGTGCAAGGTGCGGGTGGTGGTGGAGCAAGTGACACGACTGTTAATTACGCACACACTGGAGCGGGTGGCGGGTATGCCAAAAAGTTTTTAAACGTGTCCTCCATTTCAACATCAACGATTACTGTTGGAGCCGGAGGCGCGGGAATTGTAAACGCCGGAACACCTAATGACGGTGGCAACAGCATTTGGGCTGACGGCACTAACACGATTACCGGAAACGGTGGGGGTGGAGGAAGCCCTAATTCGTCAGCAAGTTCCAATAAAAGCGAGGCGGGCGGAACTGCAACAGGTGGCGATATTAATATAGCAGGTGGGCCAAGTTCTTCAAACTACACGGATGTGGGTTGTTTTGGAATGTCGCAACTTGGAATTTCGGGAATTGGTTACACCGGAGGTCTTACCCCTACATTGGCGCTCAAAAACGCTACCGGATACGGCGCGGGTGGCGGTGGATCGGGTACTTCAGGAGTAAGCAGTGGATCAGGTTCCGGTGGCATCGTAATTGTGTGGGAGTACAAATAATGAAATACGCAATCGTAAAAAACTCTCTCGTCACGAACATTATCGAGTGGGATGGTGAGTCCGAATACAACGCAGACGGTGAGTTAGTACGAGCAACTGACGTTGCTTACATTGGCGGCGAGTACAACGGATCATTCGTTGCTAGACCACCCGCGCCTCCATACGAACCCACGGCAG